AGTGGCGATCTTATCAATTTTTCCAAAAGTCTCAACAACTTCGACTATTCCCTTATGCTTAATCTGGTCACGGATGTATTGACAGACACTCTTTTCAGCGCCTTCTTTGTAAGGCTGGCTGAACTTGCAGAGTTTCTGACATTTCCAGTGGCTGTTTTCATTAGAAAGCAGTTTAGGTTGCTGAATGTCTCTTATTTGCTCAAATTTTTTCCTGAGAATATCCTCAGCTTTTTGGTAATCGTCTTCATCAAAAACCATCGAAAACAATCCGCCGTCATTGATGTAGTAGATGCTGACGGAGAACTCCCTTTCGGGATACATGTTTCTGAGGGCATAGTAGTATAGCAGAAGTTGAGTGTCTTTCTGCAATTTTTCGTGAGTTTTTTCCTCTCCGGTGGCCCAATTTATTCTTTTGCCGGTTTTGTAGTCCAATATTTCGTAGTAATTTTCGTCGTGTTTTAGGATTAGGTCAACCGTTCCCTTGATCGACAGGTAGCCTTCTACGGTTTGGTCTTCAAATTCGTATTTGTATTTAGCCCAAGGTTTTTTGATTTCAATATCAAAGAAGAGTTCTGTCGCAAATACTTCTTGGTTTCTTGGGTCTAACGCTCCATCCTCAAAAGCGACAGCTTTCTTCGCCCACTTCAGGCAAGTTCTTTTGTCTGCTTCCGTAATGTCAACTTCAGGAAATGCCTCTGTGTAATATTTGAAGGCAATATCATTTAGCAGTTCTAAATCGTCACATTCTTCAAGGGTAAGATTTCTACCAGTCTCTTCATCTTCAACGATGTCTAGACCTTTGTTCATTGCGACTTTCTTGTCTCCAAGAGTCTGCATGACTTTGTGTGTTATCGTACCCATCAAGGCTTTTTTATTAGTCTTATCTTTGAATGAGAGATTGTATTGCAAAAAATATTTCTGCTGACAAAACTCTAATGTTCCAAGACTACTGCTTCTGTGGTAACAAACTATCATCTAATGGATCTATCTCCGATATGGGCAGATTATACATATCTACATGGGTTTTAAAACCGTTACTCTTATCAATATCACCGGCTCTCCAAATTCTAGCTCTAGCAAAATAATCTTCAGGCTCCGCCTGCCCAACTATCCAAATATTTCTGATCCCACGATACTCTCGGATTCCTCTTACGAGCTTCATGTCCTCAAATTCAATGCTTACAAATATATAGAGATCTGGCCTTTGATGCGCGCTAGTTCTAGCAACTGAAACATCAAAGTAGTCTCTAGGTCTTACGGTTCTTCTTTTTGTTTTTATTTCAACTCTGCGTTCATCTCTTGTCCAAATATCATAATCGTATTTGTCAGTTCCTGAATCGCAGCTAATTATTTCTGCTCCGATATAACCAGCTACAGCTTCTTCGCCTAAGTAACCAGCGGCATTGCCACCGCCTTTTAATATCGAGTTTCTTATCTTTCCAAGCTTCTCTGCTTTTTTTCTTGCCCTCATTACCATTAAGTGATCGTAAGGAACACTTATGAAGTCTTTGTCTGAAGCCATCCCCACTCCTTTAGGATTTCTAATAGTTTCATGTTAGTCTCGTCGATGTTCATATCTTCGTTGTCAATCCAAGAATCAAATCCTTTGTAAGTATCTAGTGCAACTTCGCTAGGATGTCCATCTTCAAAAGGCTTTCTTTTAAGTCGGATAACTTTTCCTCCGGCGTTTTGAATGGCTTTTACCTCATTAGGAAATCGCACATCAGGAACAATAGCTAAGTCTGTTCCACTTTTTACTATTCTATTTATGCAGCTATCAACCCAAATACTGTCTTTGATTCTTCTGCAAATATCTGTTCCAAAGTATTGCAGAAATTCTCTAGCCGTCATGAACCCAGTTCTGTTCATTCCACCTCCATGAATTGGCATGTTTTCCCACTTGATATTTACTGGCGTATTCTTGCTATCGTCAGTGCCAAAGCATTGATCCTCAGTCAAACCAAAAAGTTCGACAGAAATCGCCTTCAAAGGGTCTGCAAAACTAAACGACCTGACATAAGGCCATATACTAATAGACGCGTAATCTATATAATCGGGATCTCTTCTCTCAATATCCAAGATTCCCAATCCTTCGACAACTTCTCCATTTTCATCTAGCTGTTTAGCATTGATGATAAGCTGGCCTTGTTCATCCATTAAGAACTTATCAATGGAGTCATTGAATCGCATTTGGTATCCGTGCAAAAACCTAGAACAGGTGCTTTTGCCACTTTGTTTTGCTCCAGAAAAGCCAATTATCTTAGTCATTTGTGTATCCTTTGATTTGTGGTTTGATTATTTGTTGGACTTCGGAGACACTCAAATCGCCAACATCTTTAGAAGGTACTCGGACATCAATAATATTAAACATTCTACTGCATTTCTTGCTTATTGACTTGCGAGCTTTTTCACCAGCTTGGTCACTGTCAGTAATTATAACAACATTTAACGCTCCAGATGTCTCTAAAATTCTAAGCTGAGCATCTGAGAGGCTTGATCCGAACATGCCTACGGCATTGCGAATACCAGATTCCCAAAGCCTCCAGACATCGCCCTGACCTTCTACAAGAATAACAGACTTACTTTGTCTAATAAAATCCTTAGACAACCAGTAGCCATAAAGCCAAACGCCTGAGTAAAAGCCCTCAGAGTTAACCCACTTTCTATCCTTGAAGTTTTCATGAGAAACTCTACCAAGATGACCGACCATGCACTCAAAGTCATCATCATACACAGGCACAATGATTCTATCTTTCATCAATAGATTCTTTGGGTTTGGACAAACACCAACATCAAACTGATCGAGAACCTCTTTTGTATAGCCTCTATCTAGATAATACTTAGCGGGTATCTTTAGATGGTTTCTTACTTTTTCTCTAGTAACACCAGCTTCTTTGTTTTGAATCCGCTTCTGTTCATATCTCTCATGTTTAGCAGCTGCACTTGAGAACTTTACATTTTCAGAGTCTTCTTTGAGTTTATCAAAGTCTGCATCGGTAATCTTCAGGCAGTATTCTATAGCTTCTGGAAATGAAACCTCTTTATCTAGTTTATTAGATAATAAGGCTCTTACCAGACCGATAGGTGTGTTGACATGGCCGTCTTCGTGACAGCCTTGAGTCCAACACATCCATGTACCAAAGTAAGGATGATATTCATCTGTGTTAATTGAGAACCCACTTGGATTGTCTCCTCCATGTATTGGGCAAGCGCAGAAAGTATTCTCTCCACAGTCTATAGCCTCAACACCAAAGGAGTGTAGAACACCCACTATATTGTGGGCTATTCTATCAGACAAAGCTCGAAGTTCTTTTTTCGATAATCTCAAAATGGCTTCTCTAAATCTTGTTCATCTTCAATCACGAACTCTTGCTTCTCATCACTAACTTCGTTATCAAAGCCTTCGTTCTTTTTCTTGTTGGCAAGGATGTATTCAGACTTAGTAAAGCCTTCCACTAACCTGCCGTAATTACCAATAAGGTTCATGTTTATATAATCAAATTCTTCTGGCAGTCCACCACCATGTCTAGCCATGATGGGAACAAGCTTTCTATTTCCACTCTCTCCACCATCTTCGGCAATCTCTTCTTCTGATTTTCTCTTGAACAGAGTGAGACTACTACAGAACCAAGAAAGTCTATCAGAGCCACTTATAACGTCCTCTGACTCACGAGTGATGCCATCTCTATTGAGCTGCACAAAAGATAACACTGGAACGCCTTCCTTAATTGACAGGTTAACCAGCTTCTGCATTTGATAGCCAAGAGCCTCAAACTCTTTCATGTTACCGAGCTGAGAGGCGCTGGTTAGTTTTAGGTAGTCATAGATGACAACACATGGATTAGTGTTTCCATTTTCATCTCTACCGACTTCCCTTTTAACCCAACGTCTAATAATCGCCATGATTTCATCAGTATCTACACCAGCTATAGTGACATACTTATATGGCATATTTTTCAGAGCTTCTGCTGCTTGCTGAACTCTTTTCTTAGTTCCCTCCGCTGCTCCAAACTTGCCAGTGCATATATCATTTATTTCTATATCGCTCATGTTGGCTAAGATTCTGTGAACGTGGTCTTCTTTCTGCATCTCAGTGTCTAAT